TATAATTTACTTGAAAATAATACCTCGGACTTATCGTAGAATATGTCACGTAAATCGTCTATGAATTTTATTCTATCTTGAGCTGTTGGTCTCTGTTGCAGCACATATGATTCACCATAATCTTTGATTCTATTCTGCCTATTCCTCATCTCTAATTTTATTGGCACACGATGTATTTTAAAACCTAATGGTGATCTAAATTTTTTACTAATCAAATACTCTGCTATAGAACTTGATACCTGATCCCTATTGACACCATCATCATACCACTCTCTCCATGTTTCACACCAATCACATACCTCTGGTGTGAGTTTTCTCCATATCAAACTGTTGATTGTCTGATTATAATTTTTGATAGGATACTCTATGTCCTTGATTCTTTTACACATGTCAAGTATCTCTTCTTTAGTAGAGAAACCGTGCTCATATAATTTTTGAAATTCTTTGAAGAGTGTTCTTTCCTCTGGATGTTTTTGAAGAACAAAATCATGCTCCTCAAAAAGATTTCTAGTAAGATCTAAAATATAATTTGATATAGGATAGCATGCATCTATCCAAACTGTTTTAGCATTCTTATCAAAGTATAAGTGAGGGCAATGTTTGGGGTGATATGATTTTCGTACAGGACATTTCTCTTCTATCTCAAGGGGAATATAAATCCATCCCTCTACCTCAGGTTTGTCACCATCATAAAAGCAGATGAATAAAAAATCATCTGCTATGGGAGGAGGTGATAATTTATCATAACCATTCGTTATCGCAGTGTAGAATATCATTCATTCAACGCAACTTATCTCTTGGTGGAACTTGACCTGCTTTCTCACTAAGTATTCTATTAGTAACATCACCTGGTTCACGGGAAAACCATCCTGTTGCTATGTACTTTGATATATCACCTGTAAGGAAAGCACCTCTGTGTACGTGAGTGTATGTTGCAGGCCACAATACTACAGTGCCCTTCTTAGGTTGAAGTGATAATTCTTGATGAAAAAAGTCTGTGCCTCCACCATTTTCATATGGTATATCATTTAGATATATCATCCATGTAAGCACTCTATCTCTATACAAGAAACTACCATTTTCTGAATGCCATGTATGATATCCACCACCAGATTTAGTCTTTTGTAATTTACATGTCCATGATGACACAGGGTCACTTGAATCTAGAATACCCTTATACTTTTTGGTGTAAACTTCAAACGCTGCACCCACAACCTGATTGATTTCCATGGCAACACATGGGTCAGCAATCTCAAGATACAATTGCTCATCTTTTCTTTGTAAATTATTATCATTAAATTGTTTTTGACCCTCGCTAAATGGGGAAAGAGAAAGTTTCTGACCACAGAATGTTGTGACCTTTACATCACATTCTTCCTTCAGATATTTTTTAGTATACCAATACTCAAAAGAATCTATGATAGAATCACAGAACTCCCACTTCACAAAATTTTCAAAGACACCTATTGCACCATGATCAACCATCTCTTTGAACTCAGGTTGTTTTGATTCATCATGAATCACTACCTCAGGCACCATGTTTTGCTTCCTCCTTTCCTTGGTTTACATATACTGATGGTGGTATTCTACCACAATATTCATCAAGTTGCATCACTTCTTGTATTTTTACATCAGCACCTTGCTCTCTCCAAAAATTTGTCAATGCATTGTTGCTACCTTTATGAAAGATATCAATGTGCTCTTCATGTATTGCAGATCCCATATCTAATCTGTAATTAAATAGTGGAGTGGCATAAGATTTACCACTGTCAAGAATCAAGTCTTCGGAGACTGCTCTTGGTCTGATGTTTTGGTCGATTTTCCATTGCGATCCTCTGCTGTGAAGTTTGAGAAGTTTATTTGCATGATGACGAGTAATAAGGTAGCAAGCAGCAGAAAAGTCATTGATAAATCTGTGATGTAATTTGAGTGTGATCCCATTAGGATTTATGATAGTTAGTTGAAGACAATCAAATGCCACAGGCACTCTACGTCTTACATCTTTCCATGTAAAATTCCAATGACCTGCTACTGATAAATCAACATCATCTTCCATGATGAAAATTTCATCATGGTCTGTCTCCTCCACAAAATATTTGATAGCAGACAGGTGTGACATGACACACGCTAACTCACCATCATTCATCTGTGGTGGTACAGTTCCTTTGAGATACGATTCATATTCTGCACCATCAATACCAGATATTCTATGGTGATCTTTGATCTCCCAATAGTCAAACTGCTCCTCCATATATTTCTTTCTCTCAGGAAATCTGTCAAGATTTATCCACAAGACAGGAGGAAAATTTGCTAGTTTGTATACTGCTTTATTCTTATCCATTTCTCCTCTTGATATAATCTACCTCATCATAATACTTAATCAAAGATTTCTTTCCCTTTACCTTCAGTTTCTCCCACAATTTTTTATTATCTTCACAGTATGGATTATTGAACCAAGAGTTTTTAGTTCTTCCATGTTCAAGATGATACACATACTCATGTATTCTACCCACACTTGATAGAAGATTGAATCTCATATGTCTTTCATCATCTTCGTATCCATATGCTATAAAATTTTCATTCTCTGCACCTAATTTTTTATAAACTTCTGTGTCAAAGAATTGACAGAATCCATACTTAGCATCCCACTGTCTCATGTGACCATTGAAATACTCAAAGTTGAAACCAGAATTAATAAAGTTAGTAACTTCATTATCACCTACATGACACTGCATTTGATAATCTCCATATCCATATGGGTATACCATCTTCACAGGTTCACCACCCTTTGCGTCTGGATGCACCCAATCCTTCGCTATCATGTTTGTTGCATTGATGTAAGATTCTAAGGGAAGGAGAATATCACTATCATAATTTGCAACCACAGGTGTATCAACCATCCATAACATGTCGTTGAGTATCTTTGTTCTATGAAATGTAAATTCTAAACTCTTCTCAAATACATGTGTGATACATGCAAGCATCTCAGGTTCTAATGCCTGTTTTAACACAGGTAAAACTTCTCTCTCGTATACTGATGATTCATCTACCTCTTTGACTATTATTTTTGTATCAAATAATCGTGTAAGATATATCAAGATTGTTATGATATTTCTCATGCGATCAGCAGTCTCAATCCTAAGTGGAATGATGAAAGTGGTCTTAGTTAGATCAAATCTTTTTACAACTTTAGGTGTAATCATAATACCTCCCAGTTATCACAGTACAGGTCAGATGTGTCGTGGTTTTTAGTATATCCTGTGCCAAACCATTTCTTAGGAGCGATGATTTTTTTATCAGGATTTTTACTCAACCATGATCCCCACCATGAGAATGATGAGTTGGCAATAATAAAATCAGAACACATACTCATCATGCACAAGTCCGCAAGATTGTCACCACCTTCTGAGATAAGGAACCTGTCATCAGGGAACTCAGTGCTACACCATTTAGGATCATCAGAAAAAATAACAACTGTACGATTCTTATCAAACTTTGACAATGCACTATCATAATATTCTTTGGGGCAGGGTGGATGGTTGTCACAGTTCTGTATGTAATCACCACGACGTACATGTAATGCGATTGGATCTTGAACAGTCGAGATCATATCTTCGCATGGTGCTTTGATTTCATTCTTGAACTCAAAGTCTTCTCTTATTTCTTTCTCTATTATATCAAAATATTTTGTGCTCTGCAAATATGCATAGACATTATGTCCGTCTGGCATATTATCATATAGATTTTGATCAAAATGAAAGTGTGCTTCTTGCACATACGGACCTGGACATACTCCAATAGTAGTGAGTCCTTTGAGTTTGAATGCTTCAAATAATTGATGATCATTCCACTCATCATTGAAATCACTTTCTGGTATCATAAAATCAAATCCACGGTGGGCAGCGATACCTCTTAGTCCAGCATACTGGAACATCTGATTGCCTAGTCTTCCGTGTCTTCCAAGGTGGTTGAATCCTATAGTCATAATAAATGTTTCTTCTTCAAGTATTCAATCTCCTCTGGTATGAGGTGTTCATTTGATCTTTGTGTTTGGTTCCTATGTTCTCTGTTTGATATATGTATGTCCTTTAGAACAACTGGATGTCCGAGCATCGTATACAATCTATAGTACATGTCACAGTCCATTAGCATGACCAACTTCTCGTCAAAGTATTCTCCAAGACCATTCCTAA